GGTTGCCAACAGCTGCTGTGTTAATTTCTACTGGCTCTAATTTGTATACAAATTCGGCATTTCCTACTCTTTGAATAATATAAGGGACTACATATCTGTAATCAGGATTTACATTATTAAGTGTCCATTTAATAGATTTATTAGTTTGAAACTCGTTAGGAGATCCACTGAGGACTTCTCTGGGGATTGTACCCTCAGCGGAAGGGACAATATAAACAGGGTTTGATAGAGTGAGAACGTTAGTCTCTGTAAAGTCTTTGTCTGCATAAGCTACTCCTAAATAATAAGTACCACTTTCTATTCCTCCACCTTGGAGGATTTTTAATGATTTGAATTCAGGGATTCTACCAGAGTCCATGAATAAATTAAGTATAGACACGTCTGCCGAAGTGGCTGAATAAAGATTTGTTGCAATACCCCCGTTATCTAAGTACTCAATTTGACGAGTAATATTAAATACTCGTGGAGGATTGTAGTCACGGATATATTTAATGCCAGTATTTGGCTCAGTAGCTTCTGTAAATTTGTTGTCTGTAAAGTAAACTATAATCTCCCCTATTGGAGATAATCTAAATTCACCAGTAATTGGGTGTTCTACATCAAATGCTAGATGTCCTCTAAGAGCTCCTACAGTTGTAGTATACAATAAACGGCTTGTTGAAGCTGATGTGTCGATGTAGAAAATTCCTGATACAGAAGTTGTCGAAGTAATTGGGTGAACACCAAATACTAAAAAGTCATCGTTAGGAAGAGCTATTTGTCCTACTACATTAAAGGGTCTTCCTGAAGCCGGATCCTGCAATCTAGCAACAAAAGAGTTACCTTGCTCACTAGTAACTGCTCCTTTATCAGAATCAATTACTGCATTCAAAGCATCTCTAAAGGTACCGTCAATCTGATCGATTCGAGCGGTATCCTTATTCATTCCTTTTAAAAACTTTACTTCTGAAGCCATGTGTCAAATATTAATAGTATCCTCTTCCGTATGATCCACGGTTCAATTCTTCTCTTGATCCCAAATTCTCGAAGAAGTTTGCATGTCTGTTCAAGTTTGGGATAAGTCTTACCCACTGGTTCATGAACGATTCGTACTTGTCGATGCTTGGGAAAACAGCTGCATTTCTTGCTTGACTGCAATAGAATTTCCATTTACCGTCAGCAAACTCGTAGCCAATACCATTCATAGAAGGAATATACCCCCCTAATAACATTTGCTTGTAGATGTACCAGAACATAGCTTCTTTGTAGCTGATGTTGTCTGGAACCATTGGGTAGCAATCATCATCTGTTGGAAAAGCTGTGTAGCTCAAACAAATGAATCCATCTTGAAATGATGTCTTAATATAGTCTCCGTCTACAACGTAAGTCTCTTTTGATTTAGCAAATTGGTTTGAACATTTATCACAGTGGATATGTCCAGGGAATGTGCTTGTACCGTATTGAAGTGGAGTTAGTGGTTGAGCAGCATTCATGTAGATGTTTTCTACAACTGAAAGTCTTGCATTGATTTCACGAAGCTGATAGTTATACCCAATCTTATCGTTAGGATTTGCTTCAATGAATTCATTCAATGTTTTAACTTCAGCTAATAGCTCAGTAAGTTCAGTAGAAACTGATGGGTTAGCTGCATTATTTACAGCAACTTGATTAATAAAATAAAGATCGTTAGGCATTATTGCCTTCCAATCTTTGATTTGTAGTACACACCCTCTAGTAACAAGTTGGGCAGCGGCTCCAATATGCTCAAGGGCTTCCCCAATCCATTCAACAGAATCATCGATCCAGTTATCTCCAGGAGGTTTTAAGTCCCTCATAACCTTACGGATTATTGCTTTACTAGATACAAGTTTGTAGATCATCGTTTCTTAAATTTCAAATATGCTATGTCATTACTTTTTAATAGTGCTATCAGTTTTTCTTTATTCCCTTTCTTACCTCTAGTGGCGTCAAACCTGTATGCAGATTTGTTCTTCACTTTAGCTTTGTATTTACTCCAATGATATTTACAGTAGTATTTATCAGTGTAGTAAACTTGCCACTTCTCTCCTTCTCCAGTAGCACTATCGTACAACTCCACTCCTTTTTCAAGAAGCTCTTTCTTGTACTTGTTCGTCTCAAACCAATCAACCGTTAGGTTTCTAGGATCTCTTTCTACTCTTCGAATTGATAATGTTCCGAGATTACTTTGCATGTTAAACTCGTACCCGTCAAGGAGAGCTTCAACTATTGCTAGGTTAAACTCGGAACATATATCAGAAAACGTATTGAAACTTATTTCGTCTTGAGTTTCAGTAGTAAAGTCTTTATGTATGGTCTTTAAAGTGTGTGATTTGGTTTGCATTCAATCAACACTTTTTACCACCCATCATCTTTTTCTTGCCTGCAGCGGCCATAGCTTGGAATCTACCTTTTCCATATTTCTTACGGCCAGCAGATGCTGCAATAGCTTCAGCAGATTCTTCAGATTTACCTTGGCCTTTTAGTTTTCCAACCATAGCTGCAAATCTTCCACCACCACCTGGCTCCATTGTTTTAGCTCCACCGGTCTTGTATAATTTCTTTCCCCCCATCATTCTCTTCTTACCAGCCATAGTAGCTTCACCTTCAGCTTTATTTCCTCTAGCAACTACATCCATACCTGTTTCAACTAATCCACCTTTCTTTTTTTGTACAATAGTTCCAACTGACATACCTTTTCCAGCATTTTGCATAACACTTCCTGGGCCTGCAGCTGATTGTCTTGAAGAAACTGCATCTGGAGCACTAGGTTTAGGGAGTGGCAAACCTTTTGAATTTCCAAGACCTGTTGGCTGTGGTGCAGTAGGTTGTTCTTTTGGCTTATCTTTATCCATAAGTCCCCCTAAATCAAATTGTCTTTTAGGAGGCTTAACACCTGGAGCATCGAATCCAATTTCTTTAGACTCTTCCATGAAAGATTCCCCTTTCATTTTTTTACCACCTTTTTTATACATTGATTTCATGTTTTCTTCTTTTTTAATTTTAGATTCTTGCTTAAGCATATCTTTAGTAGGCTTCTTTCCAGAACCCTTGTTAGCTCTTATATTGTCCCATAAACCTCTTTTAGAGTAGGAGCCGTCTTTTCTTTTAATCAGCTTGCTCATCTTCTGTAGGTTTATTTAGCATCTGTCTTTCCTGACGTGCTTTTAATGCTCTTTCAACATTGAACCAAATAAGGGTTATACCCCCTATTATTCCTATGATCCAAGTTATACTGTTTGTAAACATTGCATATGATATTGTAGCCCATGCTACATTTAATCCTGCCCATTCTCCGTATTCCGTTATCTTTTGTGTGTCAATGTTAAAAGCCATTTTATTAAGTATTACCAGTTACTGCAACTTCCACAGTTCCAGATTCTAAGTGATTTGTTAATTCTTGATTGAGGATCGTTAGCTGTTTTAGAGCTAGTAAGTTTGGCTTTCATTCCACACATTCTTGAGCAGAATGAGTTTCTCCTTTTACCACCTTTAGGTTGAGGGGCTTTTAAATCTGATCCAGGGTTCTCTCTTTCGTAAGACTTTCTGCCTTTTTCGTTCAAGCCTCCTTTTGAGTTCTTTCCTTCTTTATTTTGCCAAGCTGCCATAGTCACAAAGTTAGTTAAAAATTGTTATTCTTTAGAAGATTGTTGTGGAGTTCCTGGAGATAAATCTTGATTACGGTCTAGGACAGTATCTGTGAATGTTCCAGCTAATAATCTAAGTTCACCTTGCATCATGCCTTGAGTAATACCTTGAACCATATCCATAGGCATTGGGAAGATGTCAGACCCTGAATAACAAGGTTGTCCTGCACAGTCGATGAATTCTGCAACCTCTTCTGGGTCTTCGAATATTCCACGTACGTTAACGTAATCTGCTCCTTTTGGGTTGAGGACATATAAATAGTCTTCAATCATAAAGGCCTTAGTATTGTTTTTAGTAAACTTCTCAGCTGAGATATAATTAGCCTCAAATGGCTTAATCATTTGAATTCTTCCTAATCCTGTAACATCCCCTACATATGTAATGGCTTCTTCAAAGTTAAATCTGACTGTTCTTGGGATTTTCTTTACACTTTTGTAAGCAGGGCAATTAAGATTGATATTGCAGCACTTTGAAAGATCTACTTTCTCTAATTGAACACACTTTAAGTCTTGCTCTAAATGACGAGTTACTAAGCCATTTCTTGCATAGTCTCTACGTATGAATACAGCACGATAGTGCTTAATGTTAAATTTGATTTGGCTCAAGGATATTACCTCATCCTGTGAGCTACGGCCACCTCTAAATAGATTTAAAAGGTTAAATGAAATTTCATCTAAAGTCATCTTTCTGTATTTTATCTAACATTGCTTTGTAAATATCCTTCAAGTCCTTCGTCGTGATTCCAAATGAATGCCTGAGCTGCCCTGAGTGATTGATACCCCATCTTCTTATGCCATTCATCTAATGCACATATTGATGGAAGAAATCTCACTTTAACACCTCGGTATTCGTTTACCTGTTCTTTGTGGTAATGTCCACAATGAGCTTCTCTAAACTCAGTTGTTGCAAACATTTCCGGTTGCTCAGTAGCCATTATTAGTGGCATATCAGCAGGTTTTTCGTTATCTCCGTGGGTAAACATTATCATGTTTTTCCCGTACTTGTAATATTTTCTAGGCATTGTAGAGTTATCTACAGTGACATTTGGGTCGTTTCGGAACCAGCCGGCCAGGACATCCCCAGCATAAAACATTCTCTCGTAGTCATGGTTCCCCGATACAACAATGATATCAACTGGGGCCACATCTTTCAAGAAATCTACTGCTCTAACTATTAGAGTCCAGTAACCTTTAAATGATTCTTTCCATCCGATTACATCATGCTGAGGGGTACCCTTTGTTGTAGCCATCCTCATGCTATCTGTATTCATTCCATCGTTTCCAACTGGAAGAAGAATCCTCTCGATATTTAACCCTCTTCCTTTATTAATCAAGTCCTCAATTGTATCAAGGAATTGTTTCTCCATTTCTTCCAGGGTAATATCTGTTAACTTTCCATAGTGAATATCAGGGAGAGAGATTTCTAGAGTTGACTTTACTTTGTAGTCATGTCCTCTGCCTTTAGTTATAACTCTAGTTTTAGGGCTGTAACTAGCTGCAAATTCTTCAATGTCTTTCTGAATCTCTTCTGCCGTCCTATCATTTTTGGTTACTACAGAGAACCGTTGTTCTCCTTTCATATTCTGCCAGTATTTAACGGAATTGACCATTGAGTGATCAATCCCGTTTTTATCTAAATACTGTTCAAACTCTGTTATAACATTATCAGAGTCGTTGGTTAAGGTTTCAACTTTTACTACTTTTCTATTAACTTCTCTACTTTTTGCTCTTGCAATCTTTAATGCTGCAGTGGCATCTTGCAAACTAACTTTAAACTTTCTAGCTACTAATGCCGGCCCTTTCTTTAAGAACCATGGCCTAGCCGTTAATGTTTGAGTTAGTTCGATTAGTGTCATTAATATCCGTGTGTTTTTGAACACCAAACTACTGTAGTAGTGCTATCGGCTGCACTTCCATTTTGAACTGCTAGGACTAAATACAAATCATTTGTATATTGAATACTTGATGCATTAGTAATTACAGTTCTACCAGCTGCATTTTCAGTATCATCTGTGTTTGCATTTTGAACTGCATTAAAAACTGTAGTATAAGTTTTATCAATATACACCTGTCTAACAAATTGAGCATGGATATTAGCAGCAGAAGCTGTATGAGTTGCTAATAGCACAGGAGCTCCTGCTAAGTCTGGAGTTTCATTAAAATACATTCTCATAGTGCAGTTTCCTGCAGTACCAGTTTTAAATCCTCTTCCTCTAATTTCTAAAGTTGTTTGTGCAGCATCTGGAGTTAGAGTGTTAGCTTTAATTAATACAGCCCCACTAAATGTATTTGTAGTACTACCTGTTACTGCAACTCCTTGAGCAACTGCTCCTATGTTTCCACCAGGGCCTATTACACTTATTACTGTTCCCATATTAGTAGGTATAAGCAATTAATAATATTCCACCAGTGCTGTCATACTCAAATGTATTTGCTGGAAATCTGTTATCAGCACCTCCTGCATCAAAGGATACTGATGTCCCCACAGGTAAAGGGTAACCTCCACCACTTACAGTTAAAGTCAGTTCAACTGTTCCAGCATTAGTAAATGAAATGCTATTTACAGCAACATCTAATGTTTCAGCACCGTTGTCGTTAATATTAAGGTAGCCTGCTTTTTTAAGTTGATTGTTTAAACCATCGTTTAACAATGTTTCTACACCACTATTATAACTCATGTTAGTTAATTATTTTAATTAAAGTTTCTATCTGCTCTGCTGATAAGTCTTCAGGGAGAAGTTTTTCATTAATCATCTTGAGTTCTAGAGTTACCTCTTTGTCAAGTTCAATGTTTACATCTGCAATCTGTTGCTTACGAGCATTTATTAATTCCATATTTTCTGCCTCCATTGCTTTCAAACCTTCTTCGTTTTCAGCCTGCATGAATTCTTGAGCTTTTTTAGATAGTTCAATAAATTCTTCAGACGGAGCAGCCATAGCCTCTAATGAGTCAAGTTCTTTTTTGATTACGTCACAATTCTTTATGACAATCATTGCATACTTAACTCCTTTTTCTCCACGAGTTTCATGTAATACTTTGTACATTTCTAGAAACTCTCTACGAGTAGCAGTGATGTTCACACCGTACCCTTCTTCTTTTTTAATCACGTTCATAACTATTTGTTTTTGGTTTTTACTTATTATTCAGCAGTATCATATACTCTGATCCACTTATCTGTTCCATTGATTTGAATTCTGATTGCTCCATATTTAGCACCTGCAGAAGCTGTTGATGTAGAGATAGAGTTAGCTGAAGCTGCTCCTGAAGTTCCTTGAAAATCTGCAAAAGCTCTTGTACTTGAAGAAGCAGACATACGTACTATTCCACCTGTTCCTCCAACAGTCACTCCTGGAGTAAGGAAAATGTTTCCTCCAGTACCTGCCCCAGAAGTTGTTCCTCCATTTAATGTTATATTTCCCCCTATACCTGTAGCAGTAGCTCCACCTGTAAGAACTACTCCTCCACCTCCAAATGTTCCTGCTGCATCTCCACCAGATAGGTAAGCAATACCTCCACCAGCAATAGCTGATCCAGTACCAGCTGTTATTATCACAGTTCCCCCAGTAGATGCAGATGTGCTAGTTGTACCTTGTAGCAACAATGTTGAAGGTGTAGCAGAGCTACCCATTGAAATGTATTGTATATTACTACCGTTTAAAGCAATGCTATTGTTTACGTTTAAATCGTAAGTGTAGAATGCAGAAGGAGTAGAACTTCCTATAAATACTTTACCTGCAGAGTTAATTGCAATACCTTCATTTTGACCATCACCACTTAACCATCCTAAACCGTAGATGTTATATCCAGCTCCGTTTAAGTTAGCAGTCAATGTAGTTAAGCTTGCTGCAATTGTAATAGAACCTGAACCATTGGTTACAGTTACGTTAGTACCTGCAGTAATATTAGCCAATACTGGACTAAGTCCTGTACGACCGATTGGAATTTGACCATTGTTTGCAACCCCTAAAGCTGTTAAAGCTGATGTTCCATTGCCTATAAATAAACTGTTAGCCGTTAAAGTTGTCAAGCCGGTACCACCGTTGATAGCTTGCAAAGCCCCTGTGATTGCAGAAGTAAGGTCTATAGGGCCGGTGATAAATTGAGACACTGAATTGTCACAGTCATCTAAATTAATATTACCAGGATTTACTTGCAAAGTAATGTTATTACTTGTAGTAGCAACTGTTAATAAGCTATCTAAAGACTTAATTCCTTTAAAGTTTAGAGTATTCTTGTTTGTTACGTTTACAAATAAAGATTCACTAGTTGCCCCCAATGTATTCATTGCAGGAAACAAATCTTGAATCAATAGCTTGTAGTTAGCTGCAGTTCCGTCTGCTAAAGGAAGATAGTGAGTAGCTCCTATGCTTGTTTTAGCAATTGCGGTTAGTGAACTTATAGGTAATGACATGTTATTCTAAATTTATTTTGGATAGGTCTTCTAAATATATAAACGATAGATCTTCTAGTAATAAGTAATCACCAGGATCTACTGGAGGGTCTACTGTAGTTGGATCAGATACGATACAATCTTTACAGTATGATAAAGTAAAGTAATTTACAAATGTTTGAATGTATGGAACATTGCTTGATGGAGTTACTGCACCTGAGTAAGATACTCCTGGCATGTCGGCCCCATTAAATATACAATCCAAAGATGAGGTAGCATCTTTTCTATTTAGAAGATAAAGAACTAATTCTAGTTTTTTAAGTTCTAGTGTTGAGCATTTTACTCCTCCTACAATCTTATTGTAAAAGCCAGTACCTTTAGAGTCAAGACATACCCCTAAAGTGCTCAACATTTGGTCGAACGTTACATTATTTATTCTATCTGGAACGTACCCCATATTTCCTGTTTAACATCCACAAGCACAAACTTCTGTACAGAATTCTTTGGCTTTGGTGTATTTATTAATTGCATCAGTTACATTGTCATTGATAGCACTATACTTAGCAGATTCTGCAAGTAGGTGAACTTTTTCTGCTCTATGCAGATCCTCATCACAACGATCACAATCACATGTGCAATTAATTGCATCATTTACTAGAGTGGCTATACAGCAATCTAGTTCACAGGTTCCTACTGCATATTTTTCAAGACTAACAGATGCTCCAGTTAAAGAGTCAATAGTAATTACTCCATTAAAAACTTCTGTAGCTACTGCAGATGTAATTTCCCATTTCCAAACAGAGCCACTTACATTAGTAACAGCTCCAATACTGCTAGAACTAAAGTTTACCCCTGTAATTTCATTTGTGTAATTAGCAGGTGTTGGCTGACCTTGAAACAAAGCAGTTAATGTTTTGCAGTCTGCAGAGATTGTAACACTGGTAATTGAGGTAATTGCCATTAGAACTTAAATTATATGGTAAAGATAATAAAAAGTAGGGGATTTGACTCCCCTACTTTTAAAAATAGATTTCAGATTAAGAGAACAATTGCTCAGAATCAGTTCCACCAGTGTAACCGAATACTGTAGCAAGCTCAGTACCAGTAGAAGCACCAGCATAAGATAATGCAGTTGAGCTACCACCAGCATAGATACGAATAGTGTTCAACTCACCTGCACGAGCAATACCAGTGCTTGAAGGCCAAGCATGTGCATATTGAATTTCAATTACATCGTATTTGAATGTAGGTTGAGCAAACTCAGGAAATGCAAATGGGAAATACATACGGTTGAAGTTACCATAACGAGCACGTTGCTTTTTCTCATCACCTAAAGCTATTAGGTAGTTAGAAGCAGCAGCAGCATTAGCCATAGTAGCAACGACACTAGTAACAAAGTTGTTAGTAGATCCATCAGAATACTGAGCAATCAAATCAAAGTCTACACCAAAGTGACGAGCAGTAAGAACCAAAGTGCTAGTACCACTTGTAACGAAGATTGCATTCAAAGTTGGGTTAGCAGCAATTGCAGTTCTAACATAATCACCAAGAGTGGTAGTAGTGTAAGTTCCAGCAGGTACTTCAATGTTGAAGATCATACGACCAGCAGCAAAGTTACCTACCAATGGGAAAGTGTAACCAGCACCAGAAAGGTCATTTGCACCAGCAGAAGGAGCAGCAAAACTGTTGTAATCGGTAGGTGCAGTACGAAGTGCAATACGGATCATTACAGCTTTAGAGGCAGTTGGAGCTCCAGACCAAGTTACTGTTTGTACCTGTACTTGAGGAACTACAGAAGTCCACTCTTTGTAGTTGATACGTTTGATATCCTTTACATCAATGATAGGGGAAGCAATACAGTTTCCACTAGGCATTGTTTGAGTAATTTGGATTCTCTTTTTAGTAGTCAAAGCTGCTGCTACAAAGTTAGTTCCAGCATCTACGTCCCATACGTTAACAATAGAAGCATTAACTGCAGCATTGTTACTGAAGGTAGTAGTAGCCAACATATCAGGGTTATTTGCAATAAATACCTGATTTAGATTTTGAGGTGCCATTTTGTTTTAAGTTTTAGGCGTTTAACACATTATTTTAATTATTCACTCTCGAATGTTTCCATTGTTTGAGTTTGATACCTTAGGTCTTGAATACCTTCCAGTATACTTTTTACAGTCATCTCAACAATTTCATGGTGAGTGTGAACGGCTAGTTCACATCCTACTCCATGAGTATATGAAATTTCTGCAGGTTTCCGAATGTATTTTATTTTTACAGTCGGAATTACAAATTCTTGATCGGTATAAATATCGATATAATTTTCTTCAACTGTATATGTGGGTTCTTTGTACCAAGATTTATTAAATGGATCGTCCATCATATACAAAATATCGTCGTGCTGCCCAAATGATGCTAGAGAAATTCTATTATCACATGTTACACAGGCTCTTCTTCTTTTAGTAATTGTTTGGGTAATAGAATGCGGCACTACATATGCAGTAGTCATATCTCCTGGTAAAATCCAGGTAGCTCTTACTGACACTGTGCTTCCACTTCCCCAAACTGTTCCATCCCATACTATATTAATCAAATTAATATGGTTGCTATCTAATTGTGGGCTCTGTTGAGCAGTAGCTCCGTAGGTTCCTTCAGGGAAAGAAATTGAAGGTATAATACCAAAGTAATAGTTACCACTATCTAGTAGTAAGTCAGTTGTAATTGTTTCTCCTAATGGAAGATTTACAATTCCCTCCCAGTTACCTGCAGCTTGGTTCCATCTTTCTAGGCCGGTTAAAACATACCCAGGTTGTGGGGGAGTTAAATCTACTCTAACTGCACTTTTTTGTCTTAGTGCAAGAAATACTAAATTGCCAATATTTGTATTGCACTTATATTGCACATCAGCTCTTACTGATATTAAAAACAAATAGTCTAGTGGAAAGGTATACCGATCCACATAGACATTTGAATAATTTGAAGTATAGACTTTTCCTTCGTAAGTGGTTTCACCTGTATGTTCCACTAATAGTGAACGAAGGTCATCTATTCTTTTCTGGGACTGCTCGAAACCCTTACCTTTTTGATTAGACGTGTAGTTAAATCTTTGCTTGATAAATCTCATCATAGCAAGGTTCAACTCATGGTCGATCTCCTGAGGTAACAAGTTATCAACCTGGAAGGATGCAATTTTTTGCACCCCTTGGTTGACAGCTATATGCATTTCGTTAACAGTCATTGACTAGTTAGTTTTAGTGTTTCACTTCTTTCAAACGAGCTCTCATAGTATTCACTGCTCCAGAGTTCTTCTTGTTTTTGAAGTAGATGATTGTGTCCTTAATGTCTTCCCCTAAAGTTTCGTCTTCAAAGATAACTTGATTTCCGATTCTTCTAAGTACTGACATCTCAACCATTTCTTCAATTTCTGCACGTAGTTCTAGATCTGCATCTAAAGCATAACGTAAGAATCTTTCTGGACTAGCTTCTTTAAGCTCGTACAAATTGTTTTCGAGTTCAATTTCAGACAATCTTGAAGGATCCCCTGAAGTTAATACTCTTGTAATTGCTCTCATCTTGTCGAAGTTTCCAGTAAGCTTGATAAATTCCTTATCAGCATCCTTTTTAACTTGAACTCTAGCATGTTTCTTCAACAAGTCTTTAGCTGGATCGTAGATGTAGAACTTCTTTTCAGAGTTGCTTCTCATCTCTTCCTCGTTTGCTGCAACTTGTCTGTGCTTTTTACACCACTGATAGTGGATGTAGTCCATCACATTTTCCGGTGCTCCATTTTCATCTGTTGCAATGTTTAACTCTACTCCTTCAAAAGGAACTTTTAAGTATAAACTTGCCCAGAAGTCTTTGGTCTTCTCTGGCCATTTCTCATGTCCAGGTGGTACATCAATTACTTTTGAGAGAATTTTGTTTTCTTCCTCTCCATCCAATCCTTTGAGTGGCTGACGGTTCACATAAATTGAACCGATTTTGATCTTTGCTCCTGCTCGGATCTCTTTTGGTAAGTGGTTTAAAACCTCTAACCGTCTGATAATAACTGTCTTCATTTTGTTTTTGTTCTTTTTGTTTTAGTAAGTATTAGGGGAAAGAATAACCTAATATTTTAAAGCTATAAAGATAAAAAGGAGCAGGCAGAACCTGCCCCTTTTTTAGTGCAAACCAAACACAAATTACGATGCAATACACTTAAGATCTAAGCTTGTATCGAAACGACGAAGTAAGATACCAGCAGTCTTAAGCATATGAACAGATGCACCGTCTATATCACTAGCACGGCTATCGTTAGCAGTAAATCCTTTTGGAACTACTGAACCAGCAACACACCAACGAAGTAACTCACGACCTTTTTTATTGATCATTTGTAAGTTGTTTTCTCCGTCATAAGTTGATTGGTCAACGAATACCATACGGTAAGATTCAAGTGGAAGACCTGATACTGGGTGCTTTTGAGAAGCTTGAGCAACAGGACCGTGATCAAACAAGTGAGACTTCACTACGTTTACTGAGTAACCATCAACGTGTTGGTAGCTAGTGAAGTAACCGGTGATACCTAAGTTACGACCAGATCCAGTGATGAAGTATGGTTGAGTAGTTTGTAGGAAAGAATTAGCACCATAGTAAGACTTAAGAGCTTTGTCAAACTCACGAGCTCCACCAATACCAGTGTAAAGGGTAACTTGCTTGTCTGTAGCGTCAGTCATACCATAGAACAAATCTCCAATTGTTTCTTCAAGTTTAGTTTGAGTCAACGTAGAGTAAGTGTCTTTGTTGATGATTTGCTCAAGAAGACCAGGACCTGAAATTACTGGTTGTCCGTTCTCATCCAACATGGTAGAAGTACCAGATGCATCGTGAGTTTTTTGACCGTACCAGTAGTACATTTCACACTCTTCTTTGAACTTCAACATGTGACGGTACTCTTCGTAATCCATCCACAACTTAGTCTTGCTACCCTCTTTCAAAGGAAGTTCGAATTGTGCAACGTAATCTTTAGCATTTCCAGAGAAGTGGTAAGATTTACGGATAGTTCCAATTTTAGAACGAACTAAACCTGGAGCAGTCCAGTTAGAAGCATTTCCACGAGAGAAATCTACTCCAACGTTAGCATACAATTGACCCCAAAGAGCACCAGCAGCTACATCAGCAGCAGGAACGTTAGCAGTGTCAGGAGATACGATTTTCAAAGTATACTTCCAACCTGAACCGTCTGCAACTGGCTCAGCCATGATACGTGCCAATACACCTGATTGAGAAACAAGAGTGTAAGGGAATACGAACCATTTGTCTGGGAAAGTTAAGTAGAAAGGAGCTCCACCTGCACCAGCAGCTGCACCCAATCCAGTAACAACCGGACGAACATTAATTTCGTGTGTTTTAACACGGTACTCATACTCAAAACGATCGATAGATTTAGTGTTTCCAACACCTTCTGTTAAGAAAGACAATGGGAACTTTTTCTCTTCACGACCTGCTAAGTGAGTGATAATAGGAGATAACTCCTCTGGACGTTCCATAAGTGCATTAACCAACGAGTTAGTGTCGGTCATCTGACTATCGTTATAGTACGTCTTTAAAACTTGCATTACTGACATGATTCTTAGTTTTTAAAGTTAATTTGCGTTATTTTTCAAACAGCCTCTTTACATCCAGTTGGTCTGGATCAAATGTTTTTATTTTTCCTTTCTCAGCCTTTCCGAAATTCTTTACTCTTTCTTGGTTGCTTTGAATTTTTTGTCTTAAGTTTTGTGCACTTGCTGATTTAACTTTAGTTGAGATAATATCACTCAACTGAAGCTTCTTATACATCAAGTAGTCTAATGCTAATTTTGCATCCATTTCTGCAGAAGCATAGTCAACGTCTCTTTTAGTACGTCCTTGCTTATCTACAGGCTTAGAGATGTAGTCAAAGAATTTTGCCTTTTCACGGTCTGGAATTTTAATCCCAGCAAATTCTTTTCCTTGTTCAATTGTAGCAGCAACACTCTCCCAAAACTCTTCAGTTTGTTGTTGTTGTTGCTTTTGTGCCTCTCTTTGACGAGCTACAATCTCTTCTCTTTCTCTAGCTTGTCCAGCAGCAAGATGTTTTTGTGCATTTAAAGCTCTGTCATATAATTTGCCAGAGTCTTCATAATCATCAATCATATCTTTGATGAAATCATCATCATGTCCCTTTTCTCTTAAGTATTCAGTTAAGAATCCTTTTTGAGTTCTAGAGTCGTCTCTGTCAATTTGAATCTGACCATAATCCAATGATGGGTTATAAGTCTGAAAGAATTTGTCAGGGTCTCCACCAGCCAGTACATAGTCAAGATGCTTTTGTACTGTAGGGAACTGCTCAAACAATGCTTGCAATTGATCCTCTGCAATCTCTTTAGCTACATCTTTAGTAAACTCTGCTAATCCTTCTTCAGTATCAGCATAATCTTTTTCTAATTCGTAACCTAAAGCTTTTGCAATTGAATCTGTGATTGACCCTTCACCATCATCCTCACCTTCATCTTCTTCTTCATCATCAGAGTCATCAAAGACTCCTTTTTTAGAAGAACGTCTAGGAGCTGGCTCATCGTCATCAGCATCATCTTCATCTTCGTTAGTATCTTCGATGTCGTCATCTTGATCTTCAAGATCGTCATCATTTTCAATGTTTTCAGCTTTATCCTCTTTTGGATCAGCTGCCTCAAGACCATCACCAATAAAGTCGTCGAAAGTGATGTCTGAGAAATCTAATTTGTCGTTTGGTTTACTCATATATACAAAGGTATTACTTGTTTTCAATCAAAAAGCATAAATTTTATTTTTATACTTTGCTTTATTATATCACACTCGTCGTTTTCTGCCTACACAAGTGTAACACTTTGCTCCCCCTAATTTTTTTCTATTCTGTCTTTGAAGACGGTATATTTCATCGTCTTTTTTCTGTTCTTCTGGAGAAAGTTTATAGTAAGGAACGTCTTCTTTAATTTTTATTTTATTAAAGTCTGCAGTAACGTTTTCTCCAAATACTCTAGGCTGCCCTTCAAAGTCAGCAACGTTTTTGTTTGTTACTGTATTAGCTGTATTCTGAGACATTCTTTTAGATTCTTCTAATTTTCTACCTACCTCATCTTGTACACTTTTTTGGTCTAGTTCTTTTAATAGGGATATAGGATTTCTTAATGTTCCTTCATAAAGCTTTAAATCTTCAGAGTCTACATACTTTCTTTCATCTCCTTTTAAATACTTTTCATTTTCATCACGGTAGTCAGATTTCCACCTCTCTATTAGAGGTTTTCCATATTTATCAATTTGGGTAGACCAGTCTTCTCCTAAAAGTAAATCTCCTGCACCACCTGATAAATTGTTAAACTCTTTAAAGGTTAAAGGTTTTTGTTCTAATGTTTTATTTGCAGTAAGAAATTTTTTAAAACTTCTTAGCTCGTAACTAAAATCTGAAGAATTAACAGTTTTATTTTTGTCTATAGGGTTTATCCAAAGACCTCTATCTAAAACAAACCCAGGCATGTCTTTCTTTTGAATATTTGCTTCAGTAGATCTAACACATGCATTTGACCCTGGAAATTTTTTACAATATTCGTTTCTTCCAGCTACATTACTCCGTTCTCCAAAAACTTTATCATAATAGCTTTGATCTCTAAAGTCAGATTGAGGGAGTATTTCTACACAATTTCCATTAATATCTTTAAATTGACCGTCTGGACATCCAGGACCTTCACCACTAAATCCTCCTGTAGCTTTCTTTTTCTTAGGAATATCTACCCCAGACATGTTTGTCCCAACAACTCTTGGAGCTCCCTCATAGTCAGCTACATTTTTATTAGGCATTATGTCTCCTTTTCTTGTAGACCATGTTAGTTGGTTTCCAATTTCCCCAACAACAATCATTGGTTGTTTTGAATATCTTTCAGAAGGTAATAAAAGAGAAGGGTCGTAATCTGCTAAAGTTTTTTTACTGTCTGACATAGCACTTTGATTAAAATACCCTATAACTGCAGGATCTAATCCATATTTAGAAACAGCTTTTTCTGCCCACTCTTTACCATCTTCATCAAGTTTTCCTTTGTAGTTTGGGTTTAGTGTTCCTCTACCGTTTTTATCTACAATCCATTTATTTTCAATTAATCCAGCTATACCAGTTTTTACAGCCCTCATTGGAAGCTCCCCTACTCCCTCATTTCTATTAAAAAATAAATCATTTTCCCCCATGTTTGTTGGGTACCCTAATGCTTGCCTACGTTCATCTATGCTACCTTCCTTACTATTTTCTTTAGTCGGCTGTCGCTTCCACATTGTCTCTCTAAGATCTATCTGAGCTCTTGGATCATTTGTGGGAAGAAGTTTACCTGTTCTAGGATCTGTTATTTGTGCTAATTTACTTTTAGCATAAGCTGCATAGGCATCTTTAATAGGATCTCCTTTAGTAAATCCTCCAGTAGCAAAAATAGCTCTGCCTTGATTGGGCCCTGATTGTCCCGATACAATTCCCATTGGAGAATCTTGAGACTGAACTCCGATTGGGGCAGGAGGTTGAGGAGGTGTAAACTTAGGGGCCGGAGTTGGTGAACTAGGAACAACAGGCATTTGTGGAACCTGTGGTTGCATCTGCTGCTGAGGTTGTTGTTGAGGTTGTTGCATCCCAACTTGTTGTGCAGCCATATCAGACATCTGCTGCTGTTGCTGCATTTGTTGTTGTTGCTGAAACTCCCCAATTAAATCTCTGCCTTGGTCGTAATTAGCAAAGACATCTAAGATACTGCCAGGATATCCAACAGCTCTTGCTTTATACAGTAGCTCCTTCCTAGTAGCGTTATCCATAAGATTTATGACAAGAATTTAAGCTTATACTTAGCTGAGTTTAAAGTAGACTTGATAGTATCCAAATCATTAATGATTTCTGAATAAGTTATAGCATCTTGTAGTCTACAAATTTTATCATAAAGTTCTTCGATGTAGCTAATTGCCTCTTTAACAGTACTCATTGCTGGGGCACAAACATTCCCTGGCATGTCTGCAGGATACTTTGGAATTTCTCCAGTAGCACCTTGATATCCCTCTGCAATAGAGTCTGCATGTCCTGGTAAAGCATCGTACAATTCATTAAGAGCTTTGTGAGCTGCATATGAGCCTGGACCCGTAACTGTTAAGTGTAAGATGTGAAACTTAGTTGCTGCATCCATTAATTCTACTACTAGCCCAGGTACGGTTACTTTACCTTTAGCTGAGGCTACTTTGTCCATGTACTTCATTACTCTTTGTTTTGTGAATTAGCTTTGATATCTAAATCTCTTTCTTTCAAAGCTATTTCTTGTTGTTTAATTTGGAAATCTTGCATCATCTTTTCTAGATTAGCTTGAGAAGCTTTATCACTTGACTCTGCTCCTATCAATGCCACTTCAATTTGAAGTTGACGATCTTTTTCTTTATCGAGAGCAGCTTGTTGAATAGCTTGTTGTTGCACTTGAATCTTAGCTTGCTCTTGTTGCTGCAAAGCTTGATCTTGTGCTTGCTTAAGTTGCTCTTGAGCTTTTTCAGCTTGAATAATTTTATCTTTAATTTGGCTCAAGCTGTCAGATTCGTACATAGCAATTGCTGCAGAAAGTGGAAGACCGTTTTGAACTGCTGCTTGAGCAAGTCCTTCAATCTTCTGTTTCTTATCAATATCTTTACCTGCATCAGATACAAAGATTCCATACTCACTTTCCATGTGAGTAATTGGGTCAATGTCAAGTTCATCAAATGAACCGTCAGGCATTACGTACGTTGCTTTTTTACCGTTAAGCCAAGCTTCTTTCGAATAATCAAGTAACCCCTGTAATTCTCTCTGCTCAAAGTTAGAGAATTTCCTAAAGATATCTTCAGTAATGTGAGAAGATTGAACAATGGATTGCTGGGATGTGGCCTTTCCTTCATATGTCCCCATTTGGCCTTGTCTCTGTCTAGTTACCCCGGAAAGCTTTTCCCATTCTAACATGATAGATTCAAGGAGAGTTAAGTATTGTGATATTGTCTTGATAGACATATCTAGTACTGACTGATGCTGAGGAGACAGCTGAATTCCTTCTTTGTTGTAGTCTACCCAAGCAATACCTGTTCCTTCTACATAGTGCATGAACTTATCCATGTCCCAATTCTTAGGGATCATGTTAATATCAAACTGAGCTATGATATCTTTACTTCTAGCAATTGCTAGTTCAAGACGGTATTTATAAATGTTGTAGTTAAGTTGGTATGGTATCCCAAGACTTATCAATGATACGTTTTGAGAGTTGATGTCAGAATACTTTCTTCCGTTAATTGGAAGTTTGCAAATTGATGGATTGTCTAAACTGTTTCTTTGGTTAGTATAAGGTCTCATCTTAATGTAGTAAAGACCATCGATACGTGTACCCTCCCAAACTTCGTTAACCCATTCCCATTCCATTTTAGCCCCAAGATCTTTTAACTCTTTTGGCATTTTGTAGTCTTCTTCTACATCGAATGTTTCTTGATTGCCAGTGTTAGGATCGTTATAAATAACAAACCCAACTCTTTTTCTTGACTTCCAATATACTGTTACAACTTCTACAAGTCGGTTACGATAAATGTTATCATCGGCTCCAGCTGCTTCTGCACGGTAAAGTAAGTAAGCTTGTGCTGCTGTATGTGTAGGAGTTTCTAACTGTAAGATTTGATCATCAGTTAAGTAGTCCCCAAGATTGTCAATGATTGTTGAAGCATGTGCATACTTTCTAAGAATAGCCCAGTCTCCATCTTCTACGAAGTCAATGTCTGGATCTTTATCAAAGTCAACGTCTAATGGATTGATTACTTCGTAGAATGTTTCATTACGTCTTACTCCTTTGTGTGAATAACATTCCCCAGTTACCAAGAAGTGGAAGAATTGCTTTTGAAGTTTGTCGTAAAATTCTGTAAAGTACATTATGTAGTTAAGAGCTGCTTGACCTCTGATTGCTCTAGAGTCTACATAACTTCTATTGAATTCTTCTTGAATTTGTTTTGGGAGTGGTGGCTCTTCAGCTTCTACTCCTTCAGGAAGTTGCCCTTGTTTAGCTAGCTCACTTAAGAACTTAGCTTTAATATTTGTAAGCATTAAGTTTTTAAGAGTTTCCTCTTTAATGCTGATTGAATCTGAATTCTGTACGGTAACTGTAAACTCTAATGGACGTTTAGATTTTTCTCCAAGTAAAAGATCGATTACAGGTTTAATGATTGGGTAGTTACGTAGCTTTGACGGGAAATTCTTTCTAGTTTTTCCGTAAGGTTTAAGTACGTAGTTGTAATCCTCTTCATCGATTACACCGTTGTAGTAGTCATACAATGATTTCAAATATGTACGACGTTCACTGATACCAAACTTAGAAAGATTGATAAAAGCATCTACACAGGACTTCTGCCATTGCTCATTTTTTTGAGACAATGGAATTCGTTGTTTGGGGATATGGGCTTGTCCGTACATTAATACAAAATTAGCTTCGTTTTACTTACGGCTATAAAGATAATGCTTTTTCTGCTATTATTTATTATATCTCACTCAGTATTAGCCGTAATTTTTCTCGAACCAGTCGTTCTTTGAGTTGTCGTGGTCATCAAACTTGAGCTCCTTATTATATAACTCTCGTGTGTGATACATCCCAATCATGAAGGCCATGGCTCGGTCAAAGTTACCATTTCTGTTAAACTTAATTAATTCTAAAAGTAGTGCTGGGTCATAAATCTTGTGCATGTTGAGAGTTATATCTCCATCCTCGTTGGCACCTCTACCACTAACTAACCAGTCTCTGATATACAATTCTCCTTGAGCTTTTCTCTGCTCAGTCATGTGCATACCGTACTGTCGTTTTACTGTCTTACTTCTAAGATCTCTTTTATCCAGCATTTCGAACTCCTCTTGAAGTACATGCATTTTTCTAAATCGTTTGGCATAGGCAATAACCTCACCTCGGTCATTCTCAAACCCGATTTTAGCATTGTAGTATTCAGCCAACATAAATAGATTTCTATTGTAGTCATCTTGGGTCTGAGGTCTTCCGACATACGAAGCCACAATGATATCGTCAGGCTTAGAAATGTTGTTCGGAACTTTGATAACATATGCTGCACCAAGAGATGTAGCTGATGCAGATTTTCCTTGGGCATACGGGTCATGGCATACTATGTATAGATTCTTTGGGGTAACGTCTTCAATCTCTGTTTTAAATGGAGGCTCGTAAACTACTATGGCCCCTGTTAAGTTGTCATCCTTTCTGTGTGGGAACTTAACAATAGGTTTAAGATTGAAGTCAGGTCTAAAGTTAACTTTACCTTTACTATCGTAGTACATCTCTCCGGCCACTCCGATTTTTTGTAGATCGTTAGCAATTACTCTGTTGTATTGTTCTTTTAAAGATGATACGTCAAAAGTATTTGCTGTAACTTGAAGTGTTGCCTCCTGTGGGGTAAACGGCATCTCGGCTATGTACTGGTCAAAAGCTTTTGGGTCGTTACCTTTCTTTTTCTTTTCTCTTTGACTTTCTTCGTACTCAATTGCCTCATCAACTAAACTGTTTCCGTCTTTGTCAATGAAACCATCTAAGTTTTTGTAGATAGGGACAAAATAACCACAGTGTGTCCCCATGGCCCCAGCATCCCAATCGTTTTCAAACGGTAAACAGTCATAAGCTTCAGGGTGATAGAACAATTCCTCCATACCTTCAAAGCCTGGCCCCTCTTCACCACCTGTTCCAAAAGCAACCATTGTCCCAAGTGTCTTTGAACCTTGTCTCATCGTAGGCATTGCTACCTCCCAAGCTTTTAGTAGGCCTGCAAAAGATCCTGCTTCTTCAAAGAAGATTAGTTCACCTGCTTTACCACGGATTTTGTCTGGGTCATCTTTTAGAGATACTCCGATAATCTGTGATTTAAACCCAAGAGTTACATCGGCCCCATTCACATTCTTTTTGTACCCAGACTGCTTGTGCATTTCTCGGTCAATTAATCGTGGTTGGCTCCAAGCTGTGTTATCGTCTACAAATGATACAATGTCCCAAGCTTTTGAGAGCATTCCATCCCCAATTAAGTATTGCTTGTCAGAAGCAAATACAAAATTCTTAGAATTCCTAATATGGAAGTAGTTACGACAAAGCATAGCTGCAGCTTTGTAGGAGAATCCTTTTCGACGAGCCTTAAGAACCACAAGATGTTTGTTTTCTTTACGGGCTTTGTCAATTGAGTTAAAGTATTCGTAGTCACCGTCATAGAATGCTGGAAAACTTCGGTCACGTCGTGACATAACTTCACCATCAGGTTGTACTTCATCTATAATTCTATCTATTGGACAATAATTTAAGTAAAAGTAATGAAACCCAGAGATTTTTATCCCATTAAGTTCATACCCTTGCATGCATCTAAGTTGCTCTGTATCCCAATACTCGTAATACTGTTTTGTACCAGGGAGAGCAGCTGTGTAGTAGCCGTATTCAATGTAATGAGCAGCGGCCGGTGCAAATAAATGTGTGTCTTTAAGTTTACTCACTGTACTTGTTGGTTTTTACTCCTGCTCTGTTTGGATTATCTTTAGCTTGTTGCTTTTGAACTAGTTCTTCTAACCTGTCTAGACCTTCTACCACCTCTCCAACCTTAGATAAGTTGGCAACTAAGTCTTTTGCTTGGTAAAGAAGTTTACCATTGGCATCCATTGCAGTTAAGTCAATGTTCTGAAAGTATTTCTCAAGCTTGTTTACTGAAGATCTAGCTGCTTTCAACAGTTTAATGCCATGGGTCTCTGCTAGCTCTTGGTATTTCTTTACGGCCCCTGCTAATTTTGGATTGACTTTTACTTTTAAGTCTTCCTCTAATTTTATCCGACGTTCTTCGTCATCATATGCAGAGTAACTAGATCTGTGATCAGCATAGAAAAAGATAAAGCTAAGCTCTTTGATTGTAAGTTTCTCAAATTCTGGGATGGTCAAAGCATACACCGATGGTATGACTACGTTGTTATTTACCGTTAGCAAGTCTTTCATTCTTCCTTCTTTTTAATTCGTTTATGTGAGCAATTCTAGACTTCTTTGCATGAAATTTTCCAAAATATGGGAGCCTGATAGTCTCAAAATCACCAAGTTTCATAATCTTAGCTGCATACTTGAATTGGTGGTAAACTATATCTTCTACTTTTGTAAGAGGAAGATTGTACTTAGTTGCCAGCTTCTGGATTATCGTCTTTTCTTTCATTCTTCAATTTTAAAGGTTTTCCACTCTCCCCAATTTTAATCCTTGGCCATCTTGATGGTTTGTCTGGGCAGGTTTGAGATTCCCATGAACCTTTAGATTCCACCCAGCACCCACACAGTTTACATCTTCCGTCACCTTTATCATCTATTACTAAGTTTGGGCATGTGTTGCATGCATCCATTCTTTCTAAAAATTGCTGCTCAGTTACTGGTTTCATTCCAGAGGCTGCATGCTTGATTACTGCTACTGTAAAGTTAGCAAGCATTTTAAGTCTTGATGGTAATTTACTCATTTGACACTTCTGTTAGTTGCAATAATAATACGTTTCCTACCCCATCCTGCACTACTGACAGGCATACATCAGGCATATAAAAGTATGTGACTACTTTGTTTGGTTGAATTATTGTCATTGTGGGGTAATGTTGATTTGTACTGTTTCCTTCTTAAGGAGTGGAGCCAAGGCATATCCATTAGCTGTCTGCACAATAGCTTTTTTATCCTTCAATCTTTTAACGTAATTGTTCAACGTGTTGTGATCTTTGATCTCCATAATCTCTGCTACTTTCTTTTTGTTGACAGGGGAGCATAGGTTCACAGTCTCACTGGTGTCAATTAGATTAGCTAGAACTCTGAGTTCTGTATCAGTTAGTTCTAGAATCCCGTTAAACACTTGGAGGAATTTAAGAGTGTTGTTTGTTTTGATATTAATCTTCCTCATCTTCGATAGGTTTATCGTTATTTAAAAGTTCGATCTTAGCTCGACCCTCAATAATTCGAACTTTACATGTGGTTGAGTATGAGTTGAATTCTTCTAGATGCTCATCGATATTTTCTCGTGTAATCAAGAAAGTCAAGAACACTTCAAGCTCTTTTGCAGCTTTCAGTATTCCTGTTCTTTCTAATTTTCCCGATGTTGCATTTAGTTTCAATAACTCATAGTCATCTATGGTCATTGTAACTGTTCCTGTCATTTTACTACCCCTAAAACTGCCATTGATTCATTGATCATTACGTATTCAGAGTCGTTAAGTTCAACGATAACTCCGTCACTTGATGGGTGGATATACACGATATCCCCAACTTTGCATTTGCAATCTGGGCCAGCTGCTAGTACAGGAAGTACGTTAGAACGAAGTGCTGATGCTGATCTATCTGATAAGATGATACCTGCATCTGTTACTTTCTTGTCCGGTTTTGGGACTACCAACCAATCACGTGTTGGTTCAAAATTTAGATTTTCCATTTGTTATTTAGTTTGCTTGATGCAAATATAACAAAGGATCTTATATAAGCAAATCTTTTATTTAAAAATTGCAACTATAGTAGTAGCAAGGAATACAGAGGTGGTGAGTACAAATACTCCTGTTGAAGCCTTGTACGTACGTAGTTCTTCTTTGGTATTGTCAAGCTCTGTGTTTAGATTGTCGACATTCAGCTGCAAAGTCCCAATGTTCTCAAGGTTTATTTTATTGGAATCTACCGATTTAACATATGAGTCAGTTAAAGTCTTGATAGCCAAGTCTTTATCAGCCAATCTTATTTCATAAGAATTAACGTTTTGATTTAGCAGGAATTCACTTTTCTTACAAGCATCTAAGTCTACTAATGCTTTTAGTAGAATCTCTTCTTGCTTAGTTGTAAAGAATACTCCAGCTTGACTGTTGTAATTAATTCTTTGGGGAGTAAGTTGCCCATAGCTGATCACGTTCATTGTTATCAGCACTAGAAATACGACCAATGACTTCATCTCTGTCTTTTTTTATGTTAATGATTAGGTTTGCATTTGCAAGCACCTTGTACTTGTTGATGCTATCGTGATAAGCTAGGCTATCTACAATGTGCATTGTTTGTATTGAGTCAATTTTGAGCTCATACAAATCTGATATCACTTTTAATCTAGCATCTGCTTTAGTTTTGGCTTCTTTACTAGCCTGTAATTGTGAAACTAGCCCAAGAACTATGACTGTTAAGATTGCACAAGCTATAAATGCTATGCCTTGCCAGGAAATTGCTTTATTATTCTGACTCATTTGATTTTGGTTTTCCGAATACTTTTGATACGTTTTCTACAGCTGTGAATCCCATTCCTGCTCCCGATAAAATCAATAATCCATCGTAAATAAACTCAGGACACACATAAATTGTAAACGTAGATACGTGTGCAATGATTATACAAGTTAAAAGAGCTAGGGCTGACCCAACTCTTTTAAAACTTGCATCTCCTTCAGCAGAGAATATTGATCTGATCCATTTTATCATTAGAATTCTCTAAGTAAAGTGTAAGTAAATGCCTTTCTACCCGATGTTTTACAAGAACTAATCAATGTTTTGAACTGTTCGGGATTATCTAACACTTGACATCCAGCACTCCACTTGTCTATAAGTTTAGAAATAGCAGCTGAGTTAGCACGGTGAATGTTAATACCAAATAAACCGGTATCTTCTTTACCTTGCTCTTCTGCAGTATCATCTTTGTCCCCATCACGGTATACAGTTACAGGTTTACGTTGCACTAATGCTTCATATTTACCTTGGTGTAATCCTAATTGATAAGCATCTACATATTGTCCTGGCTTGAGGACTGCAGTTCCCTTAGGATTTAGCAAATTCTTTAGCCAGTGAGTCCCAGGATTAGTAGTTCCTGAAAATACGTACATTATTGGACCTTTAATCAAGTAAATGTAGTCATCAAACTTGTTTTTTTCGTTGGCTGCAGACCTTGTTCCAATTATATGGAAAGCCGGCCACTCATATCCAAGTTCTTTGAACTTAGTTTCTAGTTCTACATAAGAGTATTTCTTCATAATTTATTGTTTACCAAAATATTAATGTTCTCCACATTTCAGTTCCACTATGTCTTGCAACATAAAGATATTTAAGACCATCTTCAGTTTTAATTATCTCCATTCTGTTTCCTTGTACTGCAGTGAGCATATTATAAGGTGTCGTGCCAGAGTTTACCATTTCTCTTTTAATTATGTCAAAGTAGAAAATACGGCTTGTAGCATCTTTCTGAACATATACTCTATCCCCACCATCATATGCCCACATAGATCCTGTAGTAAATGACTCACCTTGACCAGAGTTTTGGTAGTATGTATCCCACTTACTTACTGTGATGTCAAACTTAGTTATACCTATTGAATTACCTCCAAGTGGAGAAAATAAGTATTTGTGATTTCCATTTCCCCAAGTCCATTTTAAATTAGTTCCTTGGTTTCTTGTAGGAGGTCCGTAAATAACATAGTTAGTAGTAGAGTCTGGAGCTGTTGCGGTTGCAAAATTTAATGTAGTAGCTGTGTTAGATGTAATAGTAACTTCGTTGGTAGCAGAAGCTCCCCCAATAAACCTAAGACGTTTGTTTGTCCATTGGTTAACAACCCAGTTTTTTGTAGTATCTACTAAAGTAGTTGTAGATCCAGAAGTAGCTGTTCCAAAACTATCCATTATTGCATAACGAGTAGTAGTATCTGGAGTAAATGTAGCGGCAGAAAATGTAATCGTGTTATTATTGTTAGCAGTAATAGTTAACTCATTTCCAAGCCCTGTCCCTGCTGTAATTCTTACAACGTGACCTACCCATGTACCTCTAATCCAGTTTTTAGTTGTGTCTGTAATAGAAGTTGTAGTCCCACTTGTTGGATATCCGTAAGCAACTTGACTATCTGCCCAGAATTTATTATCTCTCCCAAAACTAGAAGGATCTATAATTACATAACGAGTTGTTCCGCTAGTAGGTGTGAATGCTGTATAGGCTGGTACTGTAATAGTTGTTGCAGTATTGGAAGTAATTCTTCTTATTTGAGTATTTGGGGCAATGTTTCCCCCTTGTAAAATCATTAAAAACTTCCCTAAATGTTCGTTTACATCCCAAGACTTTGTAGAGTCTACTATTAAAGTTGAACTGTTCGCTGATGTAGCAGTAAGAGATGCTGTTGCTGTACTAGCTATTGTAAATGTAAGAT